CACGTACTGCCCGTCAGCCTTAACCCTGATACTGAACTGTATTTGCCCGTAATCTCCCTGTGTAAAAGCGTATTGTGTTTCCAGCGTGGCACTATCGTTCGCATTTAGTATTACGTCGTAATTCATTTTAAACCACCTTTCCGAGTATTACATAAGTCTTTGCCACACGAGCAACAAGCACCTTATCACCTGCTACCGGAGTATATGATTGGAGATATTTATAGGGCTTCTGGCTTGCCGTGTTTTCACCGTAAAACCTAATGTATGGCCTGTTGCCTGTAATGTTATCAACTACTGCCATTCGATAAGCCTTATCTCCCGAAAACAGTATTTGCAGCTCGTCAATCTGCTGCCCTGGGTTATCCCACATCATAGCTTTACCACCCTCTTTAATGTGTGTGTCATGGTGCCACCGACATTTAGATCCATTTCCCATGCATACTCAATGTATTTGTTTCCAACGCCGAGATTATTTTCTCCTACAAAGATACAGTCACGGTATGAATGATGCGGCATTAAGGCTGTAGGCAATATAACAGCATCATAAGTCTGACTCTTTTCAATCGCTACCCGGCGTACCAAATCGTTAAGAGTTGACTGATCCGCTACATCATCTACGCTTTCAATGTCAACCACATTACGACCACGGCTTACGGTTGATATGACGCTGCCCGGGCTATCGTTTATATATTCGCTCCTGAGTTCAGCACCGTCCGGGTCATCGGTATACCGTACAAAAATATTAGGCACATTATATATGTCGACACTTTGCTTGGCTCCACTTTTTATAATGCTTCTGTCATTGGTTACATAGGATTGATCTGTGCGGCGGTTAAGTGGTTCAACATATCTTCTACTTACCGCATAGCCTCTATTGTCGAAATGTAGAGGCTCATAATTAATAGCCGTGAGAAGATCGTTTATTATATCAAGCTTGCTGGTGCCTATTTCAAATTCAAGGCCCTTGCTTGACAGTAGTATAGATGTTTCTATATTCGTCTTTCTTATACCTGCTGCCGTTATAATGCTCCGAACTTGCGTAACATAGTTAGTACCGGCTGCCACAAACATTCTGGTTGTTATTTTATCCTCTTTTAAGATCGTGGAATAATCATAGCAATCTACTTGTTGCGTTACTCCACTACCCTGTTTCGATCTTTCCGGGCTGCTCATTATGTAAGTGCCAATAGGATATTCAAGCCAAACAGAAGGGGTTTTAAGCCTGAAAAAAGGACGTATCCTAAGATCAACGGTCTTAAGGTCTACGTCCCCTATTTCTCTTATTGTAAGCGCAGCTGTTCCCATGATTTCCTGAGAGCTATCAAATCTTATGTTTCCGCTTACGTTTTCCAGGTCTTTTAACTTGATTTCGTTCTTATCAAGCAGTTCATACCTGAAATTGATAGTACGGTCAGATTCAAGCATTCTCAACACTTCATCGTGCGAATATCCGCCTTGTGCAAGGTTATACATCGAATCTCACCCCCATATCATAGTCTAGCTTCGTAAGCGTTACCTCTACCTTTTTACCTTTGTTTAGAAACGTATTCTCGTCGTTTATTTCGATTTCGCAACAAAAGCACTCTTCGGCGCTGCGGAAAAGATATATTCCATTTGCTTTATGCATGTCTCTTAGGCGCTTCGTATCTCTGTTATTAAGGTAAAACGATGTATTGATTTTATATTCCCGGTGGATCCCAGCCTCTTTTACTGGATACTCCCTTCCTTCATAGGTGACAAGCTCTGCTTCATTAGTCGGTGTTGTTTTAAAAACATTATACCAGTCACTGTCAGATTGGTAAGCCTGGATATAATCATCAGGCGTATTTACATTTGATATAATCACACCTTTGTAATTTACTTTCATGGTCAACTTGTCACTGTCCGAAAACCCCATATTATGCGCCCTGATGAAATATTCGTACATGGTGCCAGACTTCACAGCATAGTCAATGTATGATTCACCTGTGAATCTTGCTATTGGATCGAAATTGATACCATTCTCTGAACGATATACTATTCTTTCGGCTGCATTTACATTGTCATATGATTGTATTGGTATCCACTCATAATTAGTTGGATCAGAAAGCCAATCGGAGGGGGCGGGTGTCCAGGGGGTTGCAGTAGGACCTATTTCTAACTTTTGATTTCTAATCTTTATCGTCCCGTTTGCGGATGTATCAAAAGCTAAGCTTGGAGTTAATCTCTCTCCACTGCTTATAGTTGTACCACTTGTCTTTATGGGTACCCATGTATCTCTTTCTAGTGAACTAAGGTTGATGCTTGCAATATCTATAAAAGTATTGTCACCCCTAGTACTTCTTGCATAATAGCTAGAGTTAGAATTAAGTATAGTTGCTGATGGAATATGAATTTCAGCTGATGCTGCTATTTTTAAACCCGAACCATTTAATTTAACTATTTGAGTAAGTTGATTTCTTGATGCTGAATTTGTTGTTTGTGTTAGCGATAATTCGTTATTTGACACCATTGGGGTTAATGCGGATACTGGAACATTAAAAGATACTGGTACACCATTTGTTCCGATATTTTTAAAATTTGTATTCAATAACAAGTTTTCATGCTCAATCACTTCCCTCGGCATATACCCAACACCTACATACTGGCTATTAGGCTGCCTTGTTTCTGTCATATTGGAGCCGTCAGCGTTGGGGGAATAGCGAACATATCTGAGATAGTTGTTAATTGACTCTGCCGTAATTCGTATACCAGTTTTTGCAGAAGAAAGTGAGAATCCAGGCTTTGCCATCTGTGGTGTTGAAATGGTGAATACTCTTGCAGCCTCATCAGACCACACGCCATACACGCTTCCAATACGCATTTTAACGGTATATGTGCCATCAGGAAACATCATATTGGGAACATAAGAGCTTGTTAAGCCTCCCGGCCTTTCTCCGCTATCATGTATAAGCGTTGCCCCTTGGTAAATCCATAGCCTAAATATTGCCGTTTCTGCTTCATTACTTCTCCATTTAATCTCAGTAATTGCATCATTTTTCATAGAATCAATGATAGGAGCCGTAGGCCGCCCGGTGAGTTCAAAAGCCCCGTAAGCGTATTCAGATACCGCATTGATAGCGTTGTATGTCCTTACTCTCCACTCAATGATTCCGGTAGGCATAGAACTAGTATCCAGAGTACGGCTTTGTACCGTAGAAACTACGCCTAAAGCATCTGTCCATGATGCGTTTCCTTGCTGCCTCCACCCGAAATCATACTTTGTCTGCCCAGTATCATACAGTGAATTGTGCTTCCATTGAAATGTCAATGCATTCCCTTTTTCAATTACATCACCATTTGGATATATAATTGTTGGTAGATCAGGGACAGCATCGTTATAAGTAATCTCAATATATGGTATATTGGTGGACTCTCTGGAGGAGAATTTCCATATTTCCGTATCATCTGATTGTGCACCAGTCAAGTCTTGCAGCCCTATAACAGCATTGTTTGTACCTAACGCATTTGTTACGATGCTTGTAATATCCCATATTATCCATTCATTGGCATCTGACACATAGGCAGGTGATGTGATTTCCGTTGGAGAATAAGCCATATCACTGTCTATATACTGCGACTGAACAATATTACCAGTCAAAGTATTAACGCTTACTGGTATAGCATATTGAGCTGCAACTATAGTACTTCTTCTGCCTTTCTGAGTACAATGTATTTTCAATTCCACTTTTGTGATCTGTTTATTCACCAGCAGCGGAATATCAAATTGAAGAAAGGCCATCATTGCAGATGAAGATGTAAGTATCCTATGTACAAGCACACTGTTCAGACTGCTAAAATTACCGCTTGGTGACGCAAAGGATACATAAGTATCAGCTTTACATTGCACTGTTTGAGTTGCCATTATAGTCTACTCCTTCCTGCTCTGACAGCCTGTTTTGACTGATTAAAGAAATTTACCACATCGTTAAGCTCCTGCATGTCTCTGGCCTGGATATTTGCATACAGATTATATGTATTTCCACCAGACATTCTTTGAGACTCGTTAGCAGAAATAACCCTTGTTCCGGTTGGCAATTCAAGCAATTCAGGACCATGCTCCCCTACCCATGCTTTTCCTCCGGGCGCATAATTAGTACCTACTGCATAATGTTGCGTGCGTCCTGACATGGCGGAATTTTGTATGCCTGACACACTATTACCAACCACCGTCATTGTTCTATCAAGTTCGCTTCCTTTTCCAATAATTACAGCTATTATTGCAGCAAGCGCCGCAAGTGCTGCAACAACTCCAAAGATTGTGATGGCGGTTTGGTTTGCTTTAAAGTCAAACCCAGTAAGGAACTTTCCAAACTTTCCAAATGTCCCAACAGTACTTTCCACAGCTTTGCTAATGCTTACAATTACCGCAATCATACCTGTGAGAGTTATTATCATTGTTAAAACAGGAGTAGGTATGGCAGATATAGCCGAAAACAATGTTGTGAGAACAGGAAGCAATGCAGCCGCAAAGCTATTTGCCAACCCTTCTCCAATTGTTTTAGTATCATTCATAGCCTCTTTTAATTGTAAGAATTTTCCTATGGATTCTTCGCTTATCACATATCCCATTAAATGAGCTTCCCTCTTTAAGTTCGCTATTTCTCTGGAAGTCATATTCAATATAGGTCCTAAATTTTCGCCGGTTGTTGATAACAAGTCACTGGCTATGGCATTTCTCATAGTCACATCTTCCATGTTCTGTAAGCCTCTTATCACGTCTGAAAACAATTCGTTCTGCGATTTCAATGCACCGTGAGAATCACGCACGTTTACGCCAAGGAGCCGAAATGTCTTTGCTGTATCACTGGTTTTATCTGTGGCATCAAGTGCCTTTTCTGCAAGTGCAGCAATATCACCCGTCATGCTTTCAGCGTCACTGCCAACCAATTTCATGATATAATCCCATTCTTGATATTGGTCGGTTGTCATTCCCATTCTTTGTGATACAATACTAATTTCTTTTGCTTGATCTGCCGTACTTAATGTTAATGATCCAAGCATCGTTACCATTGATCCAATAGTAAGAATTGCCTTTCCAACGTTAGCATCTATATCGTCAAATTTCTCAGCGAATTTTTCAACGGCTGGACTTGCACTTATCCCAATAAAGTCGGAAACTTCACGTAATATATCACCAAAAGATCGATTCTCTTCGGAAGTATCCTCCATTTGATCTTCTGTTTCTTTCAATGCACCTTCAAGCTTCAATAACGTTGTTCTTTCGTTAAGCAGTGCCTTATCTGCCTGATCTGCTGCTTTTGATTCATAACCATGCGCGGCGACTATCTTATCATAAGATTTCGCAGTCTCTTCAACCTTTTTCTTTTGTAGGTCTATCTTCTGCCTTAGCGTATCTTGCTGGATTCCTAGCTTGTCGGTAGAATCTCCGTAAAGGTCTGCTTCTGCCGTTGCTCTCTTAAATTCTGCATCAAGGAGGCCCATCTTCCGGTTTATTTCTGTGATTCCGCCTGAAAATTCCGAATAATCCATACCAATTACAATGGTTTTTTTGTACTGGTTGTTCATACGAACCCTTCGACCTCCTTCATGCTTGTTATCGTTTTCGCTTCGTTTGTGTTAGGATTAAAATATTGTGATGTATACGGTTGATTGTTAATTTCTGCCGACTTAATGGCTGCTTCATCATTTGCAATATCTAGCATTTTCATCACTTTAGAAAGTGAGCTGCAATAGAACTCTTTCTCTGGGCGGTTAAGTCGAAAGCAATACAGATAGAAAAATAAATCATAATCCATAGTTAATGAATTACATTCTATCTCACAAGACCTGTAAGCATCTGTATCATCATTTTTTTTTTCGCTTCGTCCATTATTTCGCTGTTTGTCCCAGCTGATTCCATGTAGGCTTCGATGATTTCATTTAAGTCTGTAGGCCTGATGCTCAGTGCCAGCGCCCTCGCTTCTTCAATTGTAAAATCCTCATGATTAGCTTTAATCCCACCATAAAGTACCAGGCTCCCAAACTCCACAATGGATAACTTCTCTTTTCCAGGCTTCATAAGCTTTTCCTGCATATAACCGACCGCAAGCATATTAAACGTAGCTTTAAATTCCCGGTCCTTGAAGTCTATTATGATTTCGTCAGCCGGGAGTGCTGTAATTTTCTTTGCCATGTCTTACCTCCTATGGTGTTTCTGGTTTTTTAGGATATGTGACCGGACCGGACGCAAAAAAAGCAGTCGCCTGGGCTGCTGTGTAATCTGTATTTGCCGTGTCTCCGAAAAATCTGATCTGACTATCTGATTCACGGGGAATAAAATTAATCGTTGTGGAATCAGTTGAGAAATTAAGATTGTCTGTTGATTGCTGAATAGTCTGGTTTCCTGGCTGCGCTTTGCCTTTGAGTAACCAAACCTGCTCCTTTGTTCCGCCAAGCTGCTCAACTTCATATCCGACGGCAATGTCCGGCGGCTGATCTCCTGCTTTTTCAATGACTATACCATCAACTATAGTATTGCCCATAATCTCCGCCCTGGTCTCTGCAAAGACTTTATTTGTATCTACTGCTACCGCAATGCCTTTGAGCATTCCCACATCTTCCTCTTTGTTTCCATCTCCGTACAAAGTACCTGTTGCAACCTGTGGGGTAAGCTGTATCTGCATGGCCTTTCCAAATGGTTTCACTGGTCCGTATGTAGTCCCTTCTGCTGTGTCAGTAAGCAATAAGCAGTAAACAAGTCTAGCTACGTTAATTCGATTCGACTTTTTAGACGACATCTGTATCCTCCTTTACATGTTTAAAATTCAAATTACCACGCCACATTTTCCCGTTCGAATCATATGAAAAAGTGACGTTTGGGAAAGTGTTATATTTAATATTTATAAGAGCCTTTTTCAAGATACCAGTTTTATTAATTACGTCCTGTCTACCTTTGCCCCATATATCAATCTCATAAGTTTCGGATTCCTCTGTTACTTCACCATTACCGGATAACTCCGATTCTTCGAAAGATTGATACCATGTTGCACAAGGTGCCAGAATTGGTTTTGATAAATCAATTACTGGAATGTTTAGTGTAGTTTTTATGATCTGCTCTATATCCACTACTGCACCACCTTTTTCATTAAGTCATGAATGGCTGATTCAATGTCACCCTCTGAGGCCTGTAACGCTCGATCCATGAACTTTGTGCCTGGAACAAAGGTTTTCCCATCTCTCGCAATATGACCATCATTTAACTGCAGCCATTTATATCCGGTGTACTTACCTCCCTTGATGCTGACGTAATAATTGCCCTGTTTATTCTTTTTGACCGTGAATTTTACATCATCTTTTACATGAACGTAAGGCCGTGTTCCATCGTAGTTGCGCGGCTCTGATTCCAGTCGTTCTTCAATGTCGGATCGGTGCAAATATCTAATCACATTCTTTTTAATTGCTGGTCCTATTTTGCTCAATACTTTACGTTCTTCTGCTTGCAGCTCCTTCGGTAAATCTCTAAGCATCTGGTCAATAGATGATATCTGGTCTTTGTATTCAAGAGTAGTCCTCATTCCGTCACCCCACCGTCATCGATAATGTTGATTCATCTTTTTGGAACGTTCTCAAAATGTTATATCTGGCCCCTTTGTATACCACCTGTTGCGGGTTAACCAGTTCTTCATTTTTGAGAATTGATGCATTTTCAAAATCATCTGGATCAATCTCTAAAGAGAGTTTAGGAGATAACCCAACGGCATAAGCCTGATAAAATTCACTTCTGGTACAAGATGCCTTATTACAAAACACTTCTTTTTCAGCCGGACCAACTTCGCTTCCATTAGCAGTGAGCGTAACCAGTATACAAACTTCATTCCTCATGGTGTTACCTCCTCTCCTTTGTATTCGCTGGCAAGTGACATAGCTATCTTGGTCGCTTCATAGGATTGCCTGTACCTGTCAGCTTCGCCGTTATAGTTCATCTGCCACCTTAGATATAGTCTTAGGGCAGCCAAAGAAAGCATATCCCCGGTTGGTATGGTGTTAACTCCGCTCATACTCAAATCCGTAAGATATGCTTCTTTCAGCATTTCTAATTCATCATCCAGTTTCGTGTGGCTGATTCTAACCATACTGCGCATTTCTTCTTTTGATACAGTTATGGTCAGCATATAACCACCCCTTTATTAGGCCGATTTCTTGGTTACGGTGACCAGCGAATTCTTGTCAATCGTCTTTCCATCACAGATCATAACAGCCTTAGTCACCTGATCCTCAGTGTCATTGTCCTCGTATGACTTAATGGTCATGTTATAGTTTGTATTAAACATATAATCCGACCAGTCAAAGAGGAATGCGACAACAGTGTCAGAGGTAATGGTGGCGCCGAGGCTGGTCATGTAGTCATTCAACACAACCCGTCTACCAAGCAATGATCTTTCCGGCTGCCCGTTGATTCCGTAGTTTACCCTGGCAATCGGCTGCTTATTGCTATCAACCATTCCAATAAACTTCATGAATGTTTTCTTTGTCATGTTCCAAACGGCGCCGTTTTCATATGCCAGAGGAAGCGCGGCTTCTGCATCAACAAGCGTCTGATATGTAGGATCGTTTGCCGCTGCGATTTCGATGTTCTGACCAGTTTCAACAGTTTCGGTTAATACACCTTTTGGCTGACCTGTTCCAGTGCCAGAGATAAAAGCGATTTCCTGGGCCTTTACCATTGCTTCTGATACATTGTTTACAAACGTTGTCTCAAACACCTGCAGAGACATTACAGAGGTTTCAAGCGTCATTGAAATTGCACATCTCAGCTTATAACCTTTAATATCAATCTGTCCGGTTGTCTTTTTCTGCTTATCAGAAGTGGCACCCTCGGCTACCCATGTCGCTACCGGCTTTACTGCGGATGTCGGGACCGTTGCCCCAGCTGCGAAAGTAGTTCTTGTAACAAGCGGTAGGATCATTCCGATGGATTCCATTTTTTCAACGATCCGATTGATAACGGTAGGAGAAATTACGGCTCCTACGTCCGTTGTCTTGGTAGTAGTAGATGCATTCTTGAATTTATCGGGGATAGCCTTTCCGCCTACTACATAATTCATAAATGCTTTTCTGTATTCTACAGAATCATAAATATCTTCCGGCTCCGCAGTTGGAGTTGCAGAAGGAATCGTTACGGCACCAGAAAGATTTACAATCTGAGTAGCAACGCCCAATGCTTTTAGGTTTGCTTCTGCTTTTGCTTCATTGTCAAACTGAGTGTCAAAGTTTTTGATTGCTTCCATTTTTGCATTGGCTTCATCAACCTTGCCAGTATTGATAAGTTCCTGCGCCTCATTGTACATTGCTTCTCTTTTTGCTACATATTCTTCTCTTCTCATTAAAAATCTCCTTTCAAATTAAGCAGCCGTAATCTGGCTTCTGCTTTTTGCTTTTCTAAATTATCTGCATTAAAAAAATCCGTGGCATTATTGCCCGGACTCTTAATGAGATTCCTTAATTTTTCAATTGTTTCTGGCGGAATTCCACCGATAGAGTTTGTAAGAGGTATACGGCTGTCCTGGAACATTACTTTGTCAACAAACCCAAAGTCAACAGCCTGTTGCGCATTTAGCCATGTTTCTCTATCCATCATGGATAGCAATTCTTCTTTCGACATTCCGGTTTTATCCACATAAGCATTTACAATGGATTCATCGGCAGCCCTAAGGACCTCTCCTTGATGCTCCATGGCTCTATGATTTCCACTGGCGCGGCTTGATACCTTATGTATCATAAACATGGCCGTTGGGCTTATCTCTGATTCTCCCGCCTGTGCTATGACCGATGCTGCTGATCCAGCAAGCCCCACAATACGGATTTTTTTATTTCCATTGTAAGACCGCAAAGCCGTATAAATTTCTGATCCAGCAAAAATTTCACCTCCGGGGCTGTTAATTTCAACCTCAATTTCTTCTCCGTTTGCTTCTGCAATTTGTTTTGCTATGGATTGTGGAGATGTGTGTTCAATTCCAAGCCATTCATAAATCCAGGCATTACTATTCCCTACGATCTCGCCTTTCACATTAATCTTTTTCGGCACGCTTCTCACCACCTTTCAGTAAGGCGTAGATTGCCGCCTTTGTCTCTGCTATGTTATCAAGTTGCATATTAGATAAAAGGTTTGTAACCTTATCTACTGTTTGTGTGTCCAGCCTACGGAGTGGTTTATCACCATCAGCTACCGGGCTAAGATTAAATGTTTCACGCCATTCATTTGGGGTAAGTGCTCCGCGGTCTACCATGGCTTGTAATGCTAACTTCGTAGAAAGGCTTGCACATTGCAGGTTTGAAGCATCAAAGTAAATGCTGTTTCCAAATCCACGCTCACGGCGATTAAATAGCTTTCTGGTGTATTCTGCTGATAATTGTAGTGCGTCAGGCTCTACTACAATTTCAAAGTAACTATTCCATTCATCTTCTGTGTAATTTGAATGTACGATTTTGTCGTTTGTGTTAAAGAAAGCATATAGGCGTTCTTTTGTATTGCTCATTTGCAGAGCATTTGGGACGTAGTCTTTTGGTTCGATTCTAATAACATCTGCTTTTGCATCCACTCCGGCAGCTCCAAATGTAGTACTTGATATGCTCAGATAGTTGTCAACAAACTCTTGTACATTCTTTTTTAAATCTTCCGGGCGCATCGGTGTTGTATATTTTAGCAACCATCTTATTACACTGCTATTTTTTATTGCATTTATTATACCTTGGTCAGTAGTTGTAATAATATCCATGATTTGCTTAAGCGGGGCTTCCGGGGACTCCCCGAAAACATCGTTGTCATTGAAATCCTTACGCAGATGTATTACTTCTGTATAAGGGAACGTCAATGTATTACCATTGAGAAAATAGAATTTTAAATTAAGGTTCCCTCCTTCGTATTTAGCCTCTACCCCCGCTGCTGGTATCGGGTAAAGCTGCTGCGGTATTCCGTTTTCATCTCTTACAATTAGGATAAAAGCATTATTGTTTAGTGCCAACTGCGTTGCAACCTTCTCCTGCATTACCTGACCGGACATTAAAGGATTCGGTTCTTCTAACAAAAAACGCATATATACATCAGGATTAACAGTTATTGATCCGTTAAAGTTTCGTATATGCTTAGCCTTTAACTTTCCTATCGCCTTGGCATATGGTCTTACACACGCTCTTACCATGTCGGACTGAAATAATTTACCATTCCATGCGTAAAACCCATTTCCTTGTTCTGTAATCATTTTAAAAGCAGATCGCATGGCAACATCGTTTAATGTGGCCTTAATTTTTGATACAATTCCCAAGTTTTACCTCCTTTCTATATCAGGCTTTGATATTCCATCATTTTGTCTTGCAATATTTTATAAGCATCAATAAGCGCAGCGGTACCGTCAATACGATTTCTTGAATCGCTTGTTTTGACCAGCTGAATATTATCATTTATATCAGTTTTTACCACAGAATTATAAAGGCACCACTTGTCTATTTTGTTATCGTTATATACAATTCTTTTTGCTTGTAAATCTGCCTTAAGATCTTTCATTGGCTGACTGCACGTAATAACGCCCTGGCGTACAGGTATCATTGACTTTTCTCCAAACTCATTTTTAAACTCCTGTAAAAGGGAATCATCAATATGCCACGGATCATAGCCTATGTAGAGTATGTATAAATCCTCTTGATCCCTTAATTCGCAAAACCAGTCAAGAAACACTCGTTTATTCACTCGGTTCCCTTCAACTGTACGCAGAATCCCTGTATCTTTCCATAGCTGATACGGAACATTGTCCCTACCTTTTCTATCCCCAGCAAGTTCTTGTCTGTCAAGCACGGTCTGTGGAATCCAGTACATTTGTTTTACATAAATTTTATTATCGTCGCACCTCATGCAAAGTGCTTTAGCGGCATTGAGGTCTATCGAATCAGCAGCGTCCATTCCTCCTATAGCATACCTAAATCTGTAATCGAACTTTTCAGTGTTTTCAAGTTCCTCCCACCTCAGCCATGCTGCTTCTGATGTTTGCTTCATATTGAAGTCTTTAACCATTACAGTGGGCTTGAATGAATCATCGTCTTTTGCTTTTTGCACCATCTGTCTTAAAAAATCTAAACTTTTGATTGATCCAAGACCGGGGTTCGCCTTTATCCAGCATTCTTCTTTGTCCCACTCTTTTATATCATCAAGCTCATAAATAAATGGCAAAAATCTATTGTTTTGCTTCTCTCCGTAAATAATTTTAGAGGCATATTCATATTGACTGTCAAATATGCCCTCCCTTACAAATCCATTTGTTGTAATACAAAAGAGGAGTGGTTGTTGCCTCGCCCCCATTGACTGTTTAACCAGATCGTATATATCCCTATTCTTTATTGCAGCCAATTCATCAATAACACCACAATGAGTGTCTAATCCATCAAGGCTATTTGTGTTACTTGCAAGGGCTTTAATGTACCCCATATTGATTTCACAGTATAGATCCGCAGCTCTTTTTCTGATATGCTTTTTAAGCAATGGAGATTGCACCCGCATTTTGTTGGCTGCATTAAATCCAAGCTTTGCCTGATCCAGCATTGTTGCAACATTGTAAATCTGTGGAGAACCCTCATGGTCATTTACAAGCATATCTAATTCAACCGCTGCCGTTTCAGTGGTCTTTCCGTTTTTACGTCCTTCAATTATCAGCACTTCATTGTATTGTCTAAGATCGTTGTCGTCAACAAATCCGAATATGGCTTGTAGTCTTGCCATCTGGAATAATTCAAGTTTTAAAGGTGTTCCAAGTTTTCCAGTAGGCAATTTGCAAAATTTTTCAATAAATGTAGTATGCCGACTCGCAATATCATAATCAAAATGGAACTCTCCAGGGATCAAAAATTGTTCCATAAGCCGATCAGAAATTCTTTTCATTTTATCGCAAGCTGTTATTTTTCCATCTGCGATTTGAGTGAAATACTGCTCAAACTCTGTCAACGTTTACCACCGCCCACAAAATCAAGAAGCTCATCGCCTTCTTCTTTCCCCTCTGGAAGAAGATCGGTAAGCTGCTTTATGATTTTTTGGTATGAGGTATTCATTGTGTTATACAGGTCCGCCACCGGGCGCTTACGCTCATAAGGTTCCTGCTTTTCACTCTGCGCAAACTCTTCCACAAATCCATTAAGATCAAGATCCTCTTCGAAATCTTCCAGGCTGGCCCGCATAAATGCAGCACGTTTTATTAAGCCCTCAACCGTTCTCTTTTTATTTTCGTCCAGATTTTTAAAAATCCTCTTAAGTTTATTTTCCTCTTTCTTAATCCTCTCAGCTTTATCCATCTTTGATCATCTCCTTTCATTGGGGAGGGGGTACTGTAAAATCTCATGCGTAAAATTTAAGGTTGGGGACTCGGTGAAATCAAAACAGCCCCCATTTTGTTTTAAGGGGGGCCTACCGTTATCTCCAAGAACGTAATCGTCTGGTTTTATTTCTATTCTCCTGAGTTTTTAACAA